GCCGGGGCAACGACTCCCCGGAGCAACCATTCTGTCGTGACGATTGCCATGGAGCACCTGCTTAAAGCAAGGACCCCAGAAGCCAAGAGGCACGAGTTCAAGAGTCTGAGCCGCAAGATCGTCTGAAGGACCGTCAGAATCGTCTTCGTCATCGAAGTCGAAATCTGCATACGGGTCAACTAACTCAGGCATGGCGTCAAACATACGTTGATTAAGCTCGATCCGGTCTTGGAAGAATTTCTCCCATAGGCCAGGTAGAGCTGAATGTCGCGTAAGTATGGCCTCCGCTGCCTGCCGATCCCATCCAAGTAGATCGGGGTCAAAATTGACACGTAAGAAATCCTTAAGGCTTCGCGTTCGGATACGCAAGTCCAGACCGTCATGCGCCCAACTTGAAAGAATTGTTCTGTGGAGACGATTGCTCATCTCAACAAAATTAGCAATCCGTTCTTCGGCCTTCCCAGCAATGATGTAGTAGACCCAGAAAGCGGGTGAAATAATTACTAGGGCTCCTGAGATTAAGCCCCATAGGTTACCACAGAGCAGGCCGGCTGATTTCCAGAATCTGGAGACCAACCGGTCCATCTGGGCTTCCCGCGAAAGCGGTGGCTCAGAAGACAAGATCGACTGTTGAAGTAGTAAATCAACAAGCGATCCCAATTTGTTCTGAAGATGGTGAGGGTACTGCGCGATCCAGCTAGCCTTGAATAAGGGCCCACTGGCCGCACCCCACAAACCACCATCTGGCCCGGTTACCGAAGAAAGGATGGGTCCTAAATATTTGTCCAACCACTTGCGTGGGCGGATGATAGATAGGAATCCAACCATATCTCGAATAACGCGAGTAGGAAAGACGTAGTCGCGACTCAGGGCATCCTGGATCAACACTACGAGCAACCGTGGATTACGAATACAGGCCAAGATCAATCCTGGACCCATCGGGGATAAATCTCCCAAATGGGGGTGGACCCATCTCTTAGCAAACTCTAAGAGTCCCGATTCCATCTCGAATGATTTCGATATGTTAATCGTAACTCCCAGGTCTGTTATGAGAGCATGGTAAGCCTTAGCTACAGCCTCGTCGGCGATAATAACATCATCACCGAGGAGAGCATAGTGGTCAAACCAAACTTCATACCCGACTCGACGCGCAGCTACCTGAACCAGCAAGTGGTGTGTGATAGCAAGCATGGCCCATGAGGACAGTGCCCCCATGGGTTGACCCACGGAATAGAACGTAGGGGAACCTTTAAGATACCATGGCCGGACTGTCAGGAGCTTGGCCCAAGCACCAGCCCAAGAGACCCCAAGGGCCTCGAGAAACTGGATCTGGATCAAGACCGGAAGTCTATCCGTCGCAGCTGAAAGATCAAAAGAAAATACCTTAGCCCCGGACGCCCGGACATACGCTAGAAGGCGGTGGACAGGAGCCATTTGGTTAAATGTCCCATCCTGAGGGAGAGTCTTAAGGATTTCGAAGAGACCATCGTGTAATGGACGCAGGAGAACCTGAGTCCACCAATCGGTGATCGCTACGATCCGGACCTTCCCCCGCGCCTCAAAGAGTGTGACTAAGCGGCCGAGGTATTTAGGAAATCTTCCTCCGATCAACAGAAGCGATGCCAGAGGGAGGCTCACCATAATCGTGAACAAGTTCCAGGTAAATAAAACATACGCTCCCTGGCCCCACGCTACAACCAACCAATGGTACCACGTAAGTGGGTCCCGGAGGAAGGAAAGAGCATCAAGGCCAAGAGACCATGTTGAATGTTTGCCGTTAGGACCTGCGGATTCCGAAAGGTAGTCCCAGGATACTTTAGCGAGAGTTAAGCCCCGAGGTAATAGGCGTACGGCCTCACTCACTTCCCAGTATGGGAGTGTGGCACAGATCCCGGAGAAGGGACCGGTAACGGTCTCTAACTTCAGGTTAGGTGTGCAGCCAACGACTCTATAGACCGACAGAACAGTCAGAGTAACTTTAATTACTGTCCAGGCATAGGATTGATCATCACTGTGTAAACGGTGAAAGATAATCCGGAGTGCCCGGGGTAGTAGTAAAGGTAGCCCTGCCCGTGTTAGGGCAACACGTACTACAGATCCTTCTTGGATCAGACGTTTGCCTCCAACCCACAACACAATAGCTCTAGAGACCTGAGCGAGGTACTGGGTAAGCCAAAGGCTCCCATTCGTCGTCCAGAGTTTCATTAGAGTTTTGTGCATAGGGAGAAAGCACTCTTTCCAAAGGCCTCGTAAACCTATCAACCACACAGGCAACATCATGAAGAATAGAAGCTCACGCTTTCTGATCCATCGTGATGTACGGATTTTACCATTATGTTTCATGATTAAAGTTTAATTGTGATCGTAGTTGGTATCCGTGGCCAGCAACACTCTCTGGAACCGGTAGGGGGCATTTAACCCCAGCGGCGAGCCGTGAATGAAGGCCTTAACGGCCGGGTTTCTCCCGACAATAGCTAGAACCCCCAGAGGTTGGTTATGCTCCGGGTAGCCTGAATCGCCCCTAAAGGGGATGAATCAGACATGGTTTGGGACCGTCTAGCCGGTAATAAGTAGCCATATGTGCTGGGGCTACTCGTGAACGACCCTCAACGAGG